TTGCCGGGGGTCGTGACAACCGTGACGTACCGCTTGCGAGCCCGAAGGTCGACGTTGTAGCGGCACACGGCACCGTTCTTCGCACCGGTCGTCGAACCAGCACCGGCGGTCACCGTGTAGCCGGTGATGTCCGTCTGGCCGCTGCCCGACGTGTCGCTCTCCTGGAGCTTCAGCACCGTCGCGTACTGGCTCGTGGCGGCGGAGTAAGCGCCGTAGACCACGTCCACGGACAGGTACTCGTAGCCGATCGTGTCGATCTCGTGGCTGTGGGTGGCGTTCGCCGCAACCGAGGCCGAGACGCGGCAATCGGACTTCGTGGCTTCCAGGTGGTTCATGTTCTATCTGCTCCAGGAGAGGTTGTGGGGTAACTGTGTCCGTACAAATCAGGAGAGGGCCGTGCGGAGACCGACGAGCGGGCCCGCCTTCGTGCCGTCGCCGCAGTCGTGCGTCACCGCGTCGAACCGCGTGGTCGCCACGATCAGGGTCTGGTCGAGTTCCGCATAGCGGTCGACCGAGGTCTTGATCTGGAGGCCACGGCGGGTCGCGTACATCGTGCTCAGGCTGAGGTCGCCGAGCAGGAACTGCACCTTCCCGGCGTCGACACCCAGGTTGCTCGGCATCGTGTGAACGAAGTTCACCGGGTAGCCGAGGAGACGCATCTCGGGGGCATCGGCGAGGTTCGAGGCGTTGTTGCCGCCCGTCAGCTTGCCGTTGTTGGTCAGGCCGAGACGCTGCACGCTGGCCGCGAACACGGCGGGCGAGCAGTACCATGCAGCACGCGCCCGTGCGTAGACGGGCAGGCGGGCTGCGGTGTTCACGAAGTCATCGATCGTGAGGGTCGTGGCCGACGTGTTGCCGGTCGCGGCCGTCACGAGGCCGCCGTTGTGGTTGCCGTCCGCAATCTTCGTCGCAGCGCCGACGATACCACCGTCTTCGCCGGAACCCGTGCCCACGAAGCCCACGCGATCCGTGAGAATCGCAATGGCCCTTGCTGTTTCAGTGGTCAAATAATCGCCCAAAGAGAGCACGGAGTCCTGCAAAAGCTCCGAAGAAATCCTGTTGGAAACGGCCACCTTTTTGGCGATCAGTTGCACGCGGTCCCAACTCGCGTCGGAATCCGGGATGCTCGTGTTCTCGCCGACGAAGTAGGCCTGGAGGCCTCCGACGCGACGGGGCACGATGAGCGTGTCCGACTGCATGTTCACGTTGCGGGCGTTCTGGGCGAACACACCGTACTGCTCGACAAGGACGATCAACTCGTTGAGAATTTCCTCATTGACGAAAACGCCGCCGAGGCTGTTCACGCCTTCGCCCATCGCGCGGCTGTCGATCACGCCGTGATCTGCGCACCAGCGGGCAGCGTTCGCGTCACCGAAAAGCTGGGCCTTGTAGAACATGCCGGCGCGGTACGCACGCTCTTCGGCGTTGGGACCCTTGAAGCCACGGAGACGACCGGCACCCGGAAGGTTGTGATAAATCTGCGTCACGGATCGGCCCTCCTTGGCCGGAGTGGTGGGAGAAACGGCAGCCACCGAAGCGGGGGTCGCCTTGTCCAGAACAGTGCGAAGTTCGAGTTCCTTCGCTGCGACCGACTCGTAGAACTTGATGCGGTCGCGAATCTTTTCAGCACGCTCGCAGAGGCAGCGAATCTTCTTCTCCTTCGCCTCTTCCTCTTCGACGTCCTCTTCAGGCGACTCGGCCTTGGTCTCGTCCTCCTCCATGCCGGCCTTGTCGGCGGCGTCCGTCTCGACCTCGGTGTCCTCGATGCCACCCTCTTCCTGGAGGGCGCCCATCTCGGCGAGGACGGCGGCGAGTTCGTCGAGGAGTTGCTTGACCTTGGACGAGGCTTCCATGTGATTCGCTTCCCTGCGAGGTAGTTTGTGCGTGTGGCAAACAGGGGCCACACGTTCAAACTATTTGGGAGCGATCACTCACCCGAAGAAGGGCGAAAGAGAAAGTGTTGTGTCACACAACACTATTTTTTATGGGCCCGCCGCCAGCAAATCGATCTAACGTCGTTGGCCGTGACGATGGACCGAGCAGAGCTGCCGCAGACTTGGCACTTGAGATACCGCACCTGAAACTCGCCGCTCGGCCGGGAGCTTCTGGTTGCCATGAGGCCACAACAGCCAGGGCGGGAACACTTATCACCACTGCGAAGAGACATAGGCTCCTTACCTTCTGGAAAACTTACCCTTCACCGTCTGCACGGCATCGTGAGCGAATGAATGAACAGGTGCCGTGAGATGCGTCGCCACGAGGACGTCCGACGCGTGGCCTGCGGCGAGCGCGAATCCGTTCCTCACGAGCTTCGCGACGTAGGCGGACGAACTTTTCTTCACAACCACCGAGGTCAACTTCGGCGTCGACTTGTCGGCGATCTCCTTGACACGGGAGATTTCCTTGGACGTCAACTCGCCGGTTGCGCGGCGGGGGTACACGGTGACAGTGTCCTTGCTGACCTCGACGTGGAACGTCTTTTTGCCGCCCTTGTCTCGGATAGTCAGGCGAAGCGTGCCGCCCTTCGCGTCGGCAGTCGATTCGGGGGTGCCGCCGAGCTTCTCGACGAGTTCGCCAACCTGCTTCACGTCCATGCCGAGCCGTTCGATCGTTTTCTTGACCCGCGTCGGTCGCATCTGGTTGTCGTAGATGCCCTTCACGGCGCCGGTGGCAGCGCCGAGCACGGCGCCGGGCTTCACGGTCGCCGGGCCGCCAGCGAAGAGCCCTGCAAGGGCCCCCTTGATGGCACCTGTCGCCGCGCCTTGCGCTGCCTCTGCGACCACACCTGACGCGCATGTGTTTCCGGAAGAAAACTTCCCGTCAGGGTCACGGCCGCAGTCGCGGGACTCCGCAAACGCGAGGAGGCTGGCGTAGCGGGCACGAATCGACCTCATGCCGATCTGTTCGAGATACCGATCGAGCCCGGCGGCGCCCTCTGTGGCAAAAATTTTTGCCGCGTTGTTCTTTGCGTGATTCGCGTTCTTGATCCTGGCCGGGTCGTGGGCTTGGGCCTTTCTTACAAAATCCGCCCAGCCGTGGCCCAGCCTGCGGAGGTAGTCCTTCATTTCCCCAACTTTGTCAGCCTGTGTTTTTTCTTGAGTCGCAGCAAAAGTGCCAGCAGCCTCAAGACGCTGTTGCTCTAGCGACTTCGGCCGGGAAGTGCCGCCACCGCTTCCGGCGCACTTGTTCCCCCCACCGAACTTCCCGTCAGGATCACGCCCGCAGTCTGCTCCGCCCGTGATGGCTCCGCCACCTGCGTTCGTGGCTGTCCCCATCGCGCGGGCTTGGGAGAATGCAACGAGGCTCGCGACCCGGCAGTCAGTCGACAGGCTCATCAGCGGCGTTCCTTGAGGAACCTCAGCGTGTCGTCGATCACTTGGCGAGGATCGACCGATCGCTTCTTCGGCCTGCTCTTCAACTCTTCCGAGAGCTTCGCGTATGCCTCGGACGTGTCTCCGCCCTTGAACGGATACTTCTGTGTGAGGCTTCCGTCCGGGTGCTGTGCCTGAAGATGGCCGTCCGGGTGGCCGACCTGCTTGACGGTCCAAGGAAAGTGCTCGCCCTTGCTCCAGGTTTGGACGCCGCCGCCGTCGTCGGACTTGCCGCCGTCCTTGCCACCACGGGCAAGCTGCCCCTCGCGGGCCTTGTCGAGGAACTCCTGCGTGTCCTTCTCTTTCTTCTTGTCGAGATGGTCGCCCTCGCTCCACTCGGCGTAGTCGCCTTTGCCGCACGAGTTGTCGACGCCTCCGCCTTCGCCCGTTGGGCAGAAGCCGCGACGCTCGCGGTAGAAGTCGAGTAACTCGTCGTACCGCTTCGATGATTTCTTTCCGTAGGACTTGATCATCGTGACGCGAGTGGCGTCGGCGGCGGCGATCGAGTGCGTAAAGCCGGCATCGACAAACTTGTCTTCTTCGAGCCGGTCCATCATGTCGAGGGTGACCATGATGTGATCAACGCCGAGGTCCCTCCCAGCCTTGATCAATGTTCTCGCGAGGCGGTCGACGCTTTCAGTGCCCTTGCCGCCGATCGCGCTCGTGGCGCCTTCGACAAAAGCGACACGGCCAGCGAGGCTGTCTCCGACTTCTTCTTTGCTGTACTTCTGGATTGACAGCTTGACGCCGCCGCCTTCCGCCTCGACGCTGCCGTTCTTGCCGGCGGTGATCGACATGGACTTCCCGAGCGTTCTCGCGAATGAATCAATCTTCTTCACGGAAACCTTCATGCGAGACAGGGCCTTCACGACCTTGTCCGCGTATTTCATCGCAACAGCACCGCCGATCGCGACGCCGGCCGCAGCGCCGGCAATAGCGCCAGGGATGCCACCAATCGCGCCAATCGCGGCGCCGGCGGCAGTCGCCATTAACGGCGTGTCCGCGTGGATCGATGCCCCCACGTCGTCGGCAGGTTTTTCTTCGGCCTTGCCGCTCCCCTTGCCGCCGCACGAATTGTCAATCCCGCCGCCGGGGCCGGTAGGGCAGAATCCGCGACGCTCCGTGATGAACTTCTGGCACTTCCGCATCTCCTCAGCAAAGTCGATCTTCGGCTTCGGAGGCTCAGCCACGGCGGTCGCGGGCTCGCTCGCGAGGAACTGCTCGTAGCTCCGCTTCGCGACCGCGACGGACGAATCGCGGTAGGCCGGGTAGGTCACGGGTCCGCAATCTAGGAGCGACTTGATCTTGGTGACGAGGCGACGGCTCTTGCCGCCTTCACGGGTCCATTTTTCCCCGCCTTCGGCCACGACGAAACTGAAACTTGATCCCTTCAAATCTCCACGGGCCACCATTTCGGCCAAATCTTTGCGGCTTTCCGGGAGGAGAATCTCGTACTTGAGTCCGATCTTGTCGACCACGAGCTTCATCGTGTTGGGGTAACGGCCGATGAGGTGATTCGGGTCGTGGTTGAACAGGCCACGAGTCTCCAGGGGGCGACCTTCGAGGTCCTTGCCCTTCTCGACGATCTCAAATGCCGACGGCGCAATTTGCTCGACAAAATCCCCCAAGAGCAACGAGTCGGTACGGAACTTGGCCGCGTACCCGACAAGGTACGTCTTCCGCTCTCCGGTCTCCGGATCGGCTCGCTCCTCGACGCCGAGCGCGCCCTCGGTGGCGTTCTCTGATCCCGTGGTGGCAAGATATCGACGCTCGACGTTGTCCATCGCGGTCTCCTTGCCATCGATGCTACGGGCTGGCGTATCCAGACTATAAGAGCGGCCTTCCTTCTCGTCGGCAGCGTTCATCTGGTCGACGACTTTCTTCGCCCACGAGTAGCCGCTCTGGAATCCGCCCCACAACTTCGCGGCGATGTAGCCGTTCGAGGGCCAACCCGTGTCGCCGCGATTGAATCCTTCGCCTTGCTGGTCAGACGCGTGGCGATCGAAGTATGCCTTCATGCGACGCACCGTCGACGGCGAGACTTCGGTGCCGTTCGACAGGTCTCTCGCACGCGCGATGCCGACGGCGGTGCCGCCACGCCCGTACTCGCGGCGGAGCTTGAGGCCGTACTCGGCTTCGCGGCGGACGCCAGACGGGGGCTTGAAGTTGATGTGGCTATACTTCTCGGGCTTTGCCATCCTTGGCCTCCTTGTAGTATTGGTCGTCGATCGGCGAGCCTTCTAGCTGGCCGGATTTCTGGACGTCAGCCCAGAAGCCTTCAACGTCTTCGTCGTAGTCGCAGTCCGAGCCCGTGGCCGGACGGATTGCGTTTTCTGGCAGCGACCTCTTGGCCGCCTTTTGGCGGATTCGTTCCATGCACCCCTCAAATGTTGCCCGGCTCATGCTTCGCGGGCGAAGGTCAAAAACCAGATCGATATTGTCGCCGTTCTCTCGCCAAAAATCTGCGCCGCCGGGTATGGCGTGAAGGCCGAGCAGGGACCTCGCCCTTGAAAACTCCTTCGGGAACCCTACGCCCTTGGATTCCAAAATTCTTTTAACTTCTTCGATGGGAGCGTCGTAGCCGTACTTGACCCAGTCGGCGTAGCCGGTCATTCGATACTTTGGATCGGGGTGGTCCACTCTTGCTGCGCCCATCGAGATGAACGACACCGGCGACGAAATGGTCTTCGCCACCATCTCTGCCGCAATGCCCTTGCCGCGAAAGTCGGGATGCAGCCCGAAGGCGATCAGTTCAAGAACCGGGAGAGACGCGCCTCTTCCTTGCGTCAGTTCGCGAACGGCCGACGCAGCCTCCACGACGGTGCCGGGTCTTTCGGCATGAATTTTCTCGTCGGCTGCATACCCGCTTCCGTTGGTCACGCCTCGGCAAGTCCATGTCATCTCGATGCCCGTACCCTTCTCGGTGTCGACGGGCGTGATGTGCATTCGGGGCAGGGTCAGGCCAACCCGCTGCACAGAGTCAACAATATGCCCAGAGCAGTGAACAGCGTCGGAGATGTTTGTCTTCAGGAGATCGTTCACGATCTCGCGAACTTGGTCGGCCTGCTCGATGTGAATCTCGCCAATCGATTCGGCGCCTTTAAAGAGTGGCCTTGAAGGCCTCCACACCTCGGTGCCTTCAGTCTGCCCCCACGACGCCTCTTCAACCTTCGGCTTTTCTGGCGTCCTGACCGACCCTCCGCCGCTGTCCTTGTCGGCGGCCATCTTCGGCGAGCAGGAGTTGTCAACGCCGTTGCCCTCGCCCGTGGGGCAGAATGCGCGATGCTCTTCAGCATTCTTGCGAATCTCCTCCCACATTTCGTCGAGCTTCTTTAGCTCTTCGGCAGAGAAGATTCCATCACCTGCCCCGAAGCTCCTGTTTTCCGCGAGCTTTCCGAGCTTCTGCCTGTACGCCATGAACCGCTCCCAGCCGGGAGTGCTCTTGTCGCCAGGGCGGAGCCACATTGGAATTTCCTGCCCTCGCTCCTCCCAATACTGTTGCCCTTCCTTCGTTTCGTACAACGCCTGGATCGTCAGCTTGCCTGCACGCTTCTCGGCGAGGGCTCGCGGGGACAGGTCCTGCTCACGAAGCCTTGTGAGCATCTTTCTCGGGATCACGCCGTCGAAGCCAAACTTCGGCCAAATCCGATAACCCTTGAACGACTTGTGATCCTTGCTGCCGGCGGCGTCGAGACGAATCTCAGAGACGCCACTCTTCTCGGCAAGCGACACGCTCTTGATCACGCCGCCGATGACCTCTTTGGCGCAAGCCACTGCGGCCTTGTCCTGCGCCTCCTTCGAGGCGTAAAACGCGTGATACTCCAAGACAAGCTCCCCTTCGTTCGTTTTGCGAAGCGAAGAGTTGCTGTCCAGGCCTCCCGCGATCCCGGCGATGTCTTTCGTGGTCATCACGAACACGACCGCCTTGCTATCCTCCCCGTAAGTCGCGAGCCCCATCGAATCGTAGGGATGCTCGGGGGACGCGATGACGGTCGTTCCTTCCGACGGAGCCGCGCACATGGTGACAGCGTCGGAGAGCGAAACTCCGATCTCGTCGATGGCCGACTTCATTTCGGCAGGGTTTTCAATCGCGAAAGAATGGAGCTTCTCTGCGCCTTCGATGGGCGGGCGTTGGGCGAGGTCGTCACGCTCCCAGAGTTCAACCATCTCATCAGATTCTTGCCAAGAGTTGTCCAATTCCTTTGCTGGACGATCTTCCGCAGACGTGCTATCGCCATCTGATGCTGAGCAATCGTTCTTGATCCCGCCGCCCTTGCCGGTGGGGCAAAACGCTCGCTTCTCCAGTTTTGAGAAGTTTTCCTCGCCGCCGTCGTAATCGTCGAGCAGCCCCTCGTCCCAAATCTCTTCCCACAACTCGTCGAGCTTGGCGGTGTCCTCTGGAGACAGCCAATCAATTCCCTCGCCGGGCATGGCGTCGCGACGCTCCCGCATGAAGTGCCGGACAAACTTCCCGAACACCTGCATCTGCGGACTGTCGGCGCGTGTCAGGTCAAGCTGGACGTCGAGGTCGGTGCCGTTGTCTCGCCACCAGCGAGTGCCCTCCGGTGTCGCGTGCAGGTCGAGCAGGCTGCGGCAGTGCGAGAGCGGCTCGGGCAGCTTGTTCCTCAGGTAGTAGGGGATCGGGGCGTCGAAGCCCATGCGGGGCCAGATCGTGTATCCGCGAAACATCCCATCGCGAGCCTGCCTTGGGTCACCGGCCGCATTGAGCTTGACCACGGAAACACCCTGCCTGACCGAGGCCTGGACGCTGTCGGTCATCACCCGGAAGAACTCGCGAGCGGCCGCGTGCCGCTTCTCTGGATCGCGGCTTACCTCCGTCTTCACGTCCATCAGCTTGTGGTCGACGACAAGCTCGGGATCGCTGGCAGAGCCGGCGTTGTAGATGACCGATTGGCTGAACATTCCATCCTTGACGCCGCCGACGTCTCGCGTCGTCTCGACGTGAATCCCATCGCCGCCCTCGTGATCGTGGTCGCGACGCATGAAGACGTATGTGCCATCGCTTGCACCGCCCGCCATGCCGATGACGTCGTCCTCGGCGACTCCCATCGACTCCAGGCGGCGGTCGATCTCTTCCCGTTTGTCTCCGACGTTGATCTCGGGGCCGGAGCCGCTGGATGGGGCAGGGGACGGAGGCGGAGCGGCGGAAACGCCACTGCCGGACGAGTCTTTCGGCGAGCAGTCGTTCTTCACGCCGCCGCCTTCGCCGGTTGGGCAGAAGGCCCTTCTCTCCGCCGGGCTGCCATCGATGTCGAGCAGGATTTTCACGAACTGCTCGTCCGACAGGTGGCTGATCATCTCCCAGTACAGAAGGTTCTCGCGGCCGCCGGACTCGTAGTCGTCGTAGTATTCGGCCGGCTGCTGGGAATCCCTGCGTCGAGCTTTCTCGCCCTTAGCCATTCCGATTCGAGTCGACGGGTCCTGGGCGATCCTTCTTATCTGGTCTGAGTAGAAGGAGAGCTTTCCTTGCTCGGTGGCAGTCTTCGCGCCGAGTGCCGCGTAGGCATCCTGCTCGTCTTGCCACAGAACGTCCTGCGCGTAGGCGACAGGCAGGCCGGTCGCTTTGCTGATCGAGTCGTAGACGTCGATCATATTCGCTCGACGCTTCCCGCTGCCGGGATCGCCCATGAGCGACGTGTCATTCTCGACGATGTTCTTAGCGAGCTTGTTGAGCTTCCCGGCCGTGCCGCGCTTCTCAGAGTAATCCGTCGAAGCGTAATGCCGCAGCCGAGCGCTCGACCACGCTCGCACCGTATCGTCAATCTCGCCCGTGACAGACATTTTTGTCAGGGAGTCGACAATTTGATTTCCGTCGATGCCGTGAAGCTGCTCAGCGTTGGCGCTCTTGATCGCTCGCAGCGTCTCCTTGGCGTGGTCCTTGGCCTTTCCGGACTTGGCCTCTTGCACAAGCTCTCCAGTGATCCTGCCCCACGTCCTCGTCGCCCAGATGTCGGCCGTGAGCGGGGCAGAGTCGCCTGTGTTGTTTGCGAAGAAACATCCGAACTTGGGGCCGAACGTGCAGAAGAGGGGAACCTCTTGGTCCACAAGGAAGCTCCCAGGCTTCCATGATTTGACGCTTGGCCCGTCTCCCTTGAACTCCGCCTTGAAGAACTTGTCGAAGTCTCCGGCCCGCATCCTGACTCCGGTGAATAGCTCCCGTGTCTTGTCCAGTCCCATGGCCGGATCGATCGATCCGTCGGTCCGTCTCCCGAGCGTATCAATCACGCCCTGAAGGCGAGACAGCGACTTCTTGATCGCGCCCCCAGTGACACCAAACGACGTCGACGTCGACACCCTTCCGTCACCGTCAAACACCTTCGACAGCACAGAGTCTGTCCGCTGCATGTTGGCAAACGGGCTGGCGTTCGAGCTTGTCAACGCCTGCACAGCGCGGAACAGAAATTCCGCATTTTCTGGGCTGACCTCGAAGCCCGCCTTGGTTCTGCCGCCGTTGATGCGTGGCTCGATCCTGGAGAACTCCTCAATCTGCCGCTGCCGTTCTTCTGGGGTGTAGAAGACAGGCTTAATGCCCCGTCCGGCGGCGGCCTGGATTTGCGAAACGTGCGAGTCGGCAACGTACTCTCGATCTTTGTCGCCGAGAGGTTTGGCAG